CAACAGGTGTAATACATCCAATACTTGCAGAGGCTGTTACACAGTTTCAAGCACAAGCATACAAAGAATTACTACCACCAAAAGGGCCAGTAAAGACAGAAATAGTCGGTGCGCGCACGCCAGACACAGAGGCGCAAGCAGATCGTGTTCAAGAGTTTATGAACTTTTACATCATGAATGTCATGGAGGAATATGATCCAGAATTAGATATGCTATTGTTTTATTTACCGTTAGCCGGATCAGCGTTTAAAAAAGTTTACTTTGACACTGCCTTAAATAAAGCGATGTCTAAATTTATTGAGCCGCAAGATCTAATAGTGCCCTACGAGGCAACAGATATTTTTACTGCTGAACGTGTTACTCATGTTCTCTCGATGTCAAAAAATGAGATTAGAAAACAACAACTTGCAGGCTTCTATGCAGATATTGAGTTGAAAGGCGGCAACATGTCTTACACTCGCGATGAGATAGAAGAAGAGATTGACGACATCGAGGGTATGCATCCATCCTATAAAGAAGATCGAGATCACACGGTCTATGAAGTGCACACGATATTAGATTTACCAGGCTTTGAAGATGTAGATTCAGGAGGAGAAAACACCGGACTCAAACTGCCTTACATCATTACCATAGATGAGCCATCACAAAAAGTTTTATCTATTCGTAGGAACTACGCAGAAAACGATTCACTTAAACAAAAGATAAACTATTTTGTTCAGTATAAGTTTTTACCGGGCTTAGGTTTTTATGGGTTAGGTTTATCTCACATGATAGGCGGATTAGCGAAAGCAAGCACTAGTATTCTAAGACAGCTCATCGATGCAGGCACCTTAGCTAACTTACCGGCAGGATTTAAAGCACGCGGCATGAGAATCCGAGATGAGGATGATCCCCTGCAACCTGGTGAGTTTAGAGACATAGACACCACAGGCGCATCTCTCAGAGAAAACTTAATACCCTTGCCTATCAAAGAGCCTTCAAACGTATTGATGAATTTGCTCGGTTTGATGGTAGATGCAGGTAAACGATTTGCATCTATAGCGGATACAAATGTAGGAGATGTTAATCAAGCGATGCCCGTAGGCACGACAGTTGCGTTACTAGAGCGCGGAACTAAAGTCATGTCCGCGATTCATAAGCGCTTGCATTATTCACAAAAATTAGAATTTAACCTATTAGCTAAAGTGTTTGGAGAGTTCTTGCCGCCTAGCTATCCATACATGACAGGTAGCGGGCCACAAGAAATTAAAGGCGCAGACTTTGATGCACGAGTCGATATCATACCGGTATCAGATCCAAATATTTTTTCACAGTCACAAAGAATTACGATGGCACAAGAGCTGTTAGCGATGGTGCAATCAAATCCAGAAATACATGGCCCACAAGGTATTTATGAGGCTTATAGTAGAATGTACGCGGCGCTTGGAGTGGACAATGTGGAGTCTCTTCTGCAACCCCCACCACCTCCACCGCCGCCACCTCCTCCGGTTGATGCAGGTTTAGAAAATAGCGATTTGTTGATGGGACAGCCTGCAATAGCGTTTGCACCACAGAATCATCAAGCTCACGTTGACGCGCACAGATCTTTGTTTTTGACAGATGTAGTAAAACAAAATCCTGCATTACAAGGTAGTATCATGTCGCATATGATGCAACACCTACAGTTTTTAGCAAGTGAGTTAGCGCAACAACAAATGCCACCAGAGGTAATGCAACAAATGTCGCAACTGCAACAAGCTGTCGATTCTGGACAGGCAGATCCGCAGTCAATACAACCAATGATGCAAGAGTTGCAAATGATTAGCGATAAGATATCAGCGCCGATACTGGCACAACTGACACAAGATTTGTTGTTATCGATTGGTCAAGGCACTGATGAAGACCCATTAGTGCAGATAAGGCAACAAGAATTAGAACTGCGTAGAGCCGAGTTAGATGAAGATAATAGGCAATTTGACGAGCGCGAAAATACACGACGCGAGGGTCAATTGTTAGAAAACGAGATAGCTAAACAAAGAATTGCTACGACAAAGCAAGTCGCTGATGACAAACTTGATTTGGCGATTGCACGGTTACAGCAACAAGCTGATATTAAGCTATCAGAAATGCAAGCTAAATTTGGAGGTCAACGATGACAACATCATATAAGTTAGATGCCATAAAGCAGTTACGTGCTCAAAAAAAACTCGAAAGAGAGTTAGAAGCAGTAGCGGCAGAAAAAAACCGTAAGGAAAAAGAGGCGGCTCATCAAGCAAACATGGATAGAATCGCTCGTAAAATGCATAAGATTGAAACTGGAGAAGAGTTACCTGCTCCAGAAGTAAAAGAGACACCAAAACCAAAACCAGTGAAGGAGAAGACAGATGCCACTACAAAAAGGCAAAAGCCAAAAAACGATAAACAAAAACATAAGCAAGCTAAAAAAAGAGGGCCGAAACCAAAAGCAAGCAGTAGCAATCGCTCTAAATAAAGCGCAAAGCATGAAAGCCGGTGGCGCTGTATATAAGCGCGTGAAAAAAACTGTGCGTGGCGGCGGCGCGGCAACTAAAGGACTTGGTTACCACGAGCTTGTTTAATGGAAGATTTAGATTTAGCGGAAACGATAAAGAAAAATATCGAGGATCGACGTGAACTTATAAAAAATACGTTGATGAACGGTATGTTAAAAGATGTCGAACATTATAAATATTTGCAAGGCGAGCTAAATAGTTTATTATATATAGAACAAACTATGAAAGACTATTACAAAAGGAACTCGCAGTGACAGAAGAATCAGCGGTAGACTATCTACCACAACCAACAGGTTGGCGCATTCTAGTTTTACCTTACACGATGAATGACAAAACTAAAGGCGGTATTGCACTAACAAAAGAGACTTTAGATAGAGAGGCTTTGGCTACCGTGGTAGCAAAAGTGATACGTAAGGGGCCACTTTGTTATAACGTAGAAGAGAAATATGGCGGTAAGCACTGGTGTGAAGAGGGTGATTATATCGCTATTGGTAGATACGCAGGTGCACGATTTAAAATTAAAATGTTTGATGATAAAGGCGATGAGTCAATATGTGAGTGTCGCATCATCAATGATGATGAAGTTATAGCAACCATTAAAGATCCAGAAGATATAGTAGGTTTCGCATGATAGAAAATACAGCGCAAGAAGCAGAAAACAAAAAACCTGAAGAAGAAATAGCGGTCGAGGTTACGGATGATAACCCGGCACCGCAACAAGCAGAGGGAGATAGTGATGAACTTGAAAAGTACACTAAGGGCGTTTCTAAAAGGATTAACAAGCTTAATGCCAAAACGAGGGCGGCAGAGGAAAGAGCGGCTCAACTCGAAAGGCTTGCGATGGAAAAAGAGAAGGAGCTTCAACAATACAGAGCTTATTCTCAACAACAGTCATCTGCAATATTGGCAAAAGAGGAGGAAGCTCTCAATGCAAAAAGCGCACAGGTCGATGATATCTACCGTAAGGCCGTAGAGAGTGGCGATCCAGATTTGATGTCAAAGGCCGATAGTCTTAAAAATGACATCAGCATACAGAAAGAAAAATTAAGAGTTGCAAAAACTAGGCAACCGCAACAGCAAGAAAATTATCAACCATATCAAGAACAGCCGGCACAACAGCTTCAGCAACAAGCACAGCAACCTGTAGAACCGACCGAGCAAGCAAAAAAATGGCACGCGAAAAATTCTTGGTATGGTAACGCTGATGACGAAGAGCATACGCAAGCCACACAGTTTGCTTATTTTACTCACTTCAATTTAATTAATGAAGGTTTTGAACCTGATAGCGAAGAATATTACGAAGCACTAGATTCTCGCGTGAAAAAAGTTTATCCTAATCTGGTAAGCGAGGACAATCTCGCTGAAGGAGAAAATGTCGAAGCAAAAGAAGAGCGACCCGCCGTGCAAAGAGTCGCATCTACCACTACTAGTGGTCGGCAACAAACACGAGGCAAATCGAACGGAGTGAAGTTTACAAAGTCCGAAGTCGAGCGCCTTAGAGGTCTTAAGCCGCATAATATGTCAGAAGAACAATGGCTGAAAGTTGTGGCAAAAGAGAAGCAAAAGATAGCTCAAAGAGAGGCAAGATAATGGCAGAAAACTCAGTACGTTCATCGCGTGAAAGCCGACAACACGATAAACAAGTAAGGCGAAAACCGTGGTCACCAGTGCGAAAGCTTGATACGCCACCTGCACCTCCTGGTTACACCTATCGGTGGATAAGGGAGTCAATGCTAGGACAGGAGGATAGAGCAAACGTCTCACGAAGGATTAGGGAAGGTTGGGAGCTTGTAAGAGCAGAAGACTTACCACCGGAATGGGGACAAACTCTACCAACTATGGACAGCGAAGGCAGACACTCTGGTGTGGTATATAATGAGGGTCTACTCCTCGCGAAAATACCTAACGAGACGGTCGCTGAGAGAAACGCTTACTACAGTGATAAAACTGAACAAGCAAAAGATGCATTGGATAACACAATGTTTAATGAAACACGAGGCGACTCCAGATACGTTAAGTATGATCCGAAGAGAGACACAAAGGTAACTTTCGGAAAACAATAAGGAGTCCAACATGGCTAATAAAGATGCCGCGTTTGGGATGAAGCCAGTCAAAATGATTGGTGGTGCGCCTTACTCAGGAGGTCAGAGCCGATATCGTATAGCCGCAAACTATGGAACGTCAATATTTCAAGGCGACATGGTTGCTCAGGTAACTGGCGGTGGTATCGAGGTGCACGCTGATGGTGGTACAGTCCCAATAGTAGGAGTTTTCAATGGATGCCAATTCACTGATCCTACAACAAAAGAGCAAGTTTTTAGTAATCATTACCCTGCGTCAACAAACGCTAGTGATATCATTGCATTTGTAATTGATGATCCTATGGTCGTTTTTGAAATTCAATGTAACGCCGCGTTCCCTGTCGCAGATCTATTCGGCAATTTCGACATTGTTTACACAACCGCAGGAAGCACCGTAACTGGTATTTCTGGAGCGGAGCTTAATGTGTCAGATGGCGCAACAGGAACTAGTCTTGCTGTTAAAGTCATTGACATAAGTGAAGATCCAGAAAACAGCGATGTTTCTTCTGATTCGACCAATGTCTATTGTGTAATTCAAAATCACGTATTTGGCGTTAAAGGCGCCGGATTAGCATAAGGAGGCTAACAGATGGCAATTTCAAGAGCACAACTCGCTAAAGAGTTAGAGCCTGGCCTCAATAGCCTTTTTGGTATGAGCTATGACTCGTATGATCGAGAGTACGAAGAGATCTTCTCTATCGAAGATTCTCAGAGAGCTTTCGAGGAAGAGGTTTTGATAACAGGATTTGGTTCTGCGCCAACTAAAACAGAAGGTGCAGGTGTAGTATTTGACAATGCAAGCGAAGGCTTTACAGCACGTTATACACACGACACTGTAGCATTAGCATTTGCTCTGACTGAGGAGGCTGTAGAAGATAACTTGTACGACTCTTTAGGGAAGCGATATGTTAAGGCGTTAGCGCGATCTATGGCTAACACTAAAGAAGTGAAGGGTGCAGACGTACTTAACAACGCTTTCTCTTCTAGCTTTTTAGGCGGAGACGGTAAGAGTCTTATCGCTACTGATCACCCACTTGCGGGTGGTGGTTCAGCCGCTAACAGAGCAACAACAATGGCAGATCTTAACGAAACGTCTTTGGAAGATTCATTGATTGATATATCAACTTTCACAGATGATAGAGGTCTAACCATAAGTGTACAGGCGACTAAGCTTGTTGTTCCACCGCAGTTGGTATTCGTAGCTGACCGTATCTTGAACTCTACATTGCGTTCAGGCACAGCAGACAACGACATCAACGCGATTAAGAACACAGGTGTGTTGCCAGGTGGATACACAGTAAACCACTATTTGACTGATCCAGACGCTTACTTCATCTTAACTTCTGTTACAGATGCAGGTGAGGGACTGAAAATGTTCCAGAGAACTGCAATGGAGACTTCAATGGAGCCAGACTTCACTACTGGCAACATTCGATACAAGGCTCGTGAGCGATTCTCATTTGGATTCAGCGATTGGAGAGGTGTATACGGATCTCAAGGAGCATAGAACTCCCCTGAGAAAAACCCTCCCTTTGGGTTTGGATGAAAGGGGGCTTAGGCCCCCTTTTTTTTC